CCACAAATAAAAGAGATACTAAGATTAAAGTCCTTTGATCTTATATTACAATCAGAAACAAAAGAAGTATCACCTGATATAGGTGTGGTTACAATAGATGAAAAGTCTATTGAAAAGTATGGTCAATGGCCGTGGGATAGAAGAATACTTGCTGATCTAGTTATCAAATTAAGAGAAGCACAAGTAGGTATAATTGTTATGCCGATACTCTTTTCTGAATATGATAGAATGGGTGGAGATGAAGCATTTGTCAATACAATAAATCAAATGGGTGTTGTTATTGCTCAAGTTGGCACAACACAAATAAACAAGAACGCTGTGCCAAGAGGTGTTGCAAAAATAGGTGACCCACTACCTTGGTTGTATGAATGGCCTGGTATGTTAGGACCGATACCTGAATTAGGACAATATGCAGATGGTGTTGGTGTTATTAATACAGCACCAGAGATAGATGGTGTTGTAAGACGAGTGCCATTGATTATGAGAATTGGTGAAGAAACTTATCCTGCTATGGCATTAGAAACGATACGAGTAGCAACTGGTGATCCTAGTTATCAGATTAAGGCAGGCGAAGGGGGAGTAATTGCTGTAAGGGTGCCTGGTTATGATACAATCGCTACTGATCCTCATGCAAGAATATGGTTAAGATGGAATAAGGAGTTTGATACCATATCAGCAAGTGAAGAGGACTTTTCTGAATTTGCAGGTCGTACAGTTATTATCGGTATAACTGCTGAGGGTTTATCTAGTATTATTGCAACCCCATTAGGCGAAAAACATGATTATATACTATCTGCTTCGACCTTACAGACGGTCCTAGACGGAGAACAGATCAATAGATATGATTACAGTCTATTTCTAGAATTGATTATATCAATATTTCTCGGAATGTCAATAGTTATTTTAGCAAGATTTACACCATATTGGGTTATCGGCTTGACAATGATATTATCTTATGTTATACTTGTATTTACCTCACATTATTTGTTTACCGAATATCTTATTCTTGCAGATGTAAGTTGGTCAATTATTTGCTTGACAATAGTTGGTATGCATAGTATATTTAATCGGTTTGTTTTAGAGTTTCAATTGAAACAACAAATAAGAAAACAATTTGAAACATATCTTGACCCTAGACAAGTAGCAATATTACAAAAAGATCCTAGCAAACTAAAACTCGGTGGCGAAAGACGAGAGATGAGTTTTCTATTTATGGACATTGTAGGATTTACACCGATATCTGAATACTATAAAAACAATGACGATCCTGAAGGTCTAGTAGAAGTTGTAAATGACTATCTAAACAGAATGACAAAAATTGTATTAGACAATGGTGGTTGTGTAGATAAGTATATGGGCGATTGTATTATGGCATTCTGGAACGCACCACTTGATTGTGAAGATCATGCTGAGATGGCAGTCAAGACAGCGATTGAGTGTGCTGAAGAAACAGAAAATCTAAAAGTATTATTTAAAGAAAAAGGTCTACCTGATATCAACATAGGTTCTGGTGTCAATACTGGTACTTGTATTGTAGGTAATATGGGTAGTGATACTAGATTTGATTATTCAGTTATTGGGGATGCAGTAAATCTGGCTGCAAGACTAGAAGCAACAACACGAAATTATAAGACAGATGATGGCGGTATTGTTACCACATTATATTCAAGTTATACTCAAGAAAAACTAAAGAATATCAAGTCAGTTGAAGTAGATAAGATCAAAGTTAAAGGTAAAGAAGAATTAATTACGATCTATAAACCAGTATAAATAGTAGTATGGCAACTGTATTTGATAAGATATTAGACAAGACTACTGGACCTAAGTCCTATAACTGGTACAAAAAAGAAGTTGAAAAGATAACGACACCGGGTGCTAGATCATTAATCAATACAGGTAAAGCAACATTAAGACCAAAATATGGTATAATGAATTTGTTTGGGTATGATCCGAAGTATAAAGAAACACTACCTTACTACGATAGGTTTCCTTTGATCTTTCCATTAGAACCTGCAAGAGGTGGGTTTCGTGGTCTTAACTTTCATTATTTACAACCTGGTGCAAGAGTGGCGTTTTTAAGACAATTAGCAGAATATGCTAGTGACTCAAATTTTGATAAAAAAACTAGATATAATATTGACTTTGTAAATAATAGTTATTTTAAAAGAACTACAAAACATTATCTGTTTAGTCAAGTTAGAACTTCATTTCTAAATATACCAGCAGATGAGATGGCGGTTGCAATATTTTTACCAGTCGCAAGATTTAAGAAAGGAAGTCCTTACTAATGGCAATTTTTAGAAAAAGAATCAAAGTAGGTGGATTTGATGTAGGACTAGGATTTCCTAGAGATAAAAGTTTAGTTGATGTTGCAAACGATCCTAGACTAAGAACTCGAGGAAATACAGAAAATACTATTGGTCGTTTTACTGCTTCTATGAATCGAGCAGAAGGTTTTGCAAGAGCAGCAAGATATGCTGTTCAAATTAATCTACCTGTTAAACTTGAAAATCTTTCTAATGCAAATCCATATCAACCTCAAAATCCAAATTTAAGAGAAGGAACTGCAAACACGCCAACAGCACCTGATCTTCATATTATGGGTAAGACAATGGGTCAACAAATAAATTTACATTGTGATTCTGTTACCATGCCTGGTCATGATTTAACAACAACTGAATTAAAAACTTATGGACCAGAAAGACAAGTTGTAAATGGTCATGGATACGCTGGAACAATAAATGCTTCTTTCTATGCTGATAAGTATTTAAGAGAAAGACATTTCTTTGAGATGTGGCAAAAAGCGTGTGTTGATAATATTACACATAAAGTAGGATATTACAATGACTATGTTGGCACTATGAGAATTATGCAATTAGGTTCTCTAGAGGGACCTGTTGATCCAAGAGATGGAATAGGTGCGTCACCTCAAGACATACCTACATATGCTGTAGAGTGTACGGAAGTTTACCCTGAGCAAGTAGGTGCAATAGAATATGCTTACGGTTCTTCAAATACTATTGTTAAGGTTAATGTGCAACTTCAATATAGATCATGGTATAATCTTACAACTGAAAGTATTAATAATCAATCGTTTGGTAATTCTGAGCAAGAACTACACGCTATTAAACAAAGAGATAAAGGACTGTTTGGTTTATTACCAGCAGAATTACAAAGAGCAGGTAGAGATATTTTGAATACATCAAAATCTAGACTACCTCTAGGAAAAATATTTAAAGGGAAGATATTTCCTCCTTTTACATAATTACATAATTTTACATTATAAGGAGAATAAATTATGGTATTACCAAAAATGACAACTCCAACATATGAGTTGGAAGTCCCATCTACGGATGAGAAAATTAAATATAGACCATTCTTAGTCAAAGAAGAAAAGATTTTACTTCTTGCTATGGAGAGTGGAAAACCAGATGACATTGTTAATGCAATTAAACAAATTGTTATTGGGTGTACTTACGAAAAGTTAAATGTAGATACAATGCCGATGTTTGATATAGAATATATATTTTTACAAATAAGAGCAAAGTCTGTCGGTGAAGTATCTAAGTTAAAAATACTATGTCCAGATGATAAAAAGACATATGCTAATGTTGAGATTGATCTAAATGATATAGTGGTTCAAGTTGACGAAGACCATACAAATAAGATTGAACTAACAGATAGTATGGGAATGATTATGACATATCCTACGATTGAGTCATTTTCTAAAAACGGTATTAATAATATTAATGCTAGTAATATGTTAGATGTGATTGCGGGTTGTGTTTTACAAATTTATGAAGATAATGGTAAAAAAACATATGATCCTAAAGATCAAACACATAAAGAGTTAATTGAATTTCTTGAACAGTTAAATACAAAACAATTTAAAGATGTTCAAAAGTTTTTTGATACTATGCCTAAACTACAACATAAAGTTAAGGTAAAGAATCCTAAAACTAAAAAATCAAGTGAGGTTGTATTAACAGGACTAAACGATTTTTTCGCATAGCCCTCTCACACGATACATTAGAGAATTATTTTATTACAAACTTTTCTTTAATGCAACACCATAATTACTCTCTTGGTGATATCGAAGGGCTGATACCGTGGGAAAGAGAAATATATGTTCAAATGCTTATTGATCATATAAAAGAAGAAAATAAAAGAATTAAAGAAAAAAACCTTAGACAAGGAAAAGGATAAAATATGAGTGAGGAAGTAAAAAAGATTGATACTGAAACTAAAAAGGTCAATATAGAGTTAGAAGTTGATACTAATATAGTTGACTCTAGTAAGAATAAGTATCAAGGTTTTATAGACTTAGCAAAGGCATTAGACGCATGGAGAATATTTCCTAGAATATTCATAACAACATATATCTATTTACTATACAAAGTTGTAATATGGTATATGGCACTAGGCGATCCTTCAATGGAACAATCAGGACTTGTTAGTGTGGTTGTTGGTGCTGGAGCAGCATGGTTTGGTTTATATGCAGGAACAAGGAAATAATAAATGGCATTACCAGTTATAGCAGCAGCAGGATTAGCAGTACCTCTTATTGGCGGCGTTATGTCATTAGTCGGAGGAGGACTTAGTCTTGCTGGAGGTTTGATAAATGCAGGTTCAACAGTAGCAGGTGGAGTAATGAATGCTGCTGGAGGAATGTTTGGCGGTGGTGAATCAGGTAATGTTCAAAGAGATGATGAAGATGGATTTGAGAGAGTTTATGGTGCAACTCCTTTTAGTGGCACTGGTAGTATGGCTTCAAGTGGTGTTGGACTTCCTGCAGTAATCCCTCAAGAGGGTTTAGTCACCACGGACATGGAAGAATCTTCTCCTCAAGATACTCTAATGTCAATATTTAAAAGTATTCAATCAAGTTTAATTTCAATTGACAGCACATTAAAACAAATGTTAGGTGTTGAGTCTGCAGCATTAGGAGTTGAGCAAAAGAATGATATTCGAGATAACCTCGAAAGAGGTGATCAAGATAATAATGAAGGAGGTGGAGGTGAAAGAGGACCCGGTTTCTTATCTAGAATTGGTGGTGGTATAGGTAATCTTGCTAAAAACAATGCAAGTCTGCTTAAAACATTAGGACTAAGTGCTGCTATTATTGCTTTTGTTAAATATAAAGATCAGATTACCAATGTAGTTTCTGATATAATAGCTTACTTTCAAGAACTATTCACTATATTTCAGGCAGATGGAATATCAGGAGTTATAGATCAGATAGGTCAAGATATGACTGGTATATTTGAGTCAATCGGAAATCTTCTAGTTAAAGGTTTTGATTCTTTAATGATGGGAGTAAATAAAGCATTATTTCCTGAACAGTATGGAGGTGAAGAAAGTAGATATATTAGTGGCGAAACACTACAAAGCACTGGCAATCAAATAGTGGACAATGTTCTTTTAGCAACTGGTAGTAGCACTTTTGACGAAGCTTATAATGAAGCATTAAACAATGCACAAACCGTGACAGAGAGAGCAGAAGATCCTGCGATAGCAGGGCGAATAGGAGAGGGTCTTTTAAATGTTGATATGTTGGATGATTATAGAGAACTAACAAAACAAAGTGGAGGTAAAATTCAGTGGAGTGTAGATTTAAATGATAAAAGTATACCTTACCAAGAGAGAATGGAAGCACAACCAGTGGTTGAAGGAGTAGAATATACACTAACAACACTACCTGATTTAGGAAAAGTTCCACCAACAGACTATGATCAAGTTATAAAAGAAAAAGGATACTTTGAAGAAATTCCTACAAAAAGCGGTTCATATAAGTATCTAACTACTACTGAACAAATTATAAAAGCAAGAGAGCAAATTGCTAGAGATATGACTGCTATTCAGTTAGGTGATGATAGATATGGTTTCGGTAATCTTTTATCAAGAAGAGCAAGAATTCAAGAAAATCAAAACATATTAGAAAATTTAGGTGTAGAAAATATACAACAATACGATGGCGGTGATGCTGGTGTTTTTAGTAATTCGGCAGATTTTCAAAGCACTTTTGATAATAATAGAAAAGAACTGGAAAGACTAAGACTAGAACTTGAGATGTTAAAGAATCAAAACAATGCGACTGAAGGCGGCACAGTAGCAATTGATGCTAGTAAAACTAATAATGTGAGTAATAACACGACAACGATTCAACCATTAGATGTTAACCATGGTGACAACACAGCTTTTGCTGCAGGTAGATCAAGATATGCTGAACATAACTAACCTTTTTGTTGTAGATGTTTTTCTGTCCAGATATCAAAAGTAATATTTCTATCGTCACACCATTTTCTTGCTGACGCAAACTTATCACGATTCATTTGATAAGTTTTCATTTCATACAATACAGTTGATTTCTTTTTACCTCTGCCACCAGTAGGAGGTCGCAAGTCTTTAGTAGGTTTAACTTCAATAAGATGAGTTTTGATACTACCATCAGATGTTTTTACTTTAATGAGAAAGTCAGGAAAATACCTACGCTGTTTTTTAGTTGCAGTATCATAATAAGGTATTGCTAATTCCTCACTAGACCATAGTATTACGCCAGGTGTCTTGTCAAAGTATTTCATACACCTTCTTTCCCACATAGAACGATAGATGATATTACTACAATCACCTGCATATTTTTGAGGATTCTCTGGTGTAAATTTACCTTTGTATTTTTGTGATCTTTCTCTCATACTCATATAAATAGTTATAACAATATTTATCTAGGAGAGATATGTCGACTCTATTAAACAAATTAAATAATCTGAAAACTAATATCTTTGGTGGACCTGGTAATACAGGTAAAACTACACCAATATTAAGAAGATCACCAATCGAACTTGCTAGTACTAATCCTCTTATAGGTAAGTTAGATGATGACCCGTTTGCATTTTCATCCATATCATATCCTAGAGATATGTCTAACTATCAACAACATGGGCATTATATGATATTCTATATCAATGTTCAAGAAAACACAAAATACAATTACGAAGGTACTGGTACGACAGGAGGTCATCCTCGTCAAAGAAAACCAGTTAAAGTTGGTGGTAAAGTAGTTAAAGAGGTGCCAATATATGAGAATGTTGCAGATGGAACTATTGATATTAATCCCAATCGCCGAAATGTAACTAAATATAAAAAACAAATTGTAGATTACAAAACATCAATACAAGCAGGAAATGGATTAGAAGTTGGT